TATTTCTTACTTATAGCAATGACTGTGATTCCAATATTGGGCATTGTTACATATGCTTTTGTTACCATGTTCAATTACTTAAATAGCTATGAATTTCAAGATGAATTGTTTAAAATAATATTTTTCAGAAAAGTGGGCTTATTCTCAAAAATAGTATTCTTATTATTATTGGCAATTATTTCATCATTAAATGAACACCTAAATTCAGGAATACCGAAACATATTGTTTACTTTATAACAACTTTGTATGGAATAACTATTTGGAAAGAATTCAAGTATGTTTGTATGTTCATTAAATATAAGTTCTTAAATGGATCTAATACTACAATTGTGTTGTTAATTATATTATTTGCCAGTCTATTTGAATGTATCAATTGTTATTCCGATGCTGAATATGTTTCGAAAATAATTTATAATCCCGGCTCCTGTACTATGAATGATTATGGTGAAATGTTATCAACTTTAATGATTATGTGGAAAGAATTTTCAACATATGTTAAACAAAATAATTTGACTGAGAGGATAGCTAATAAATTCAGGATCTTAAATATTAGACAACCAAACATTATTCATAAAGAAGAAATGCCCAATAAAATGCCTTTAGTTCAAAAAGGTTTCAAGATAGATGGCTATAATGTTATTGATAATCAACCAGTCAAATTACATAATTGCTTCTTTTGTGAATGCGAAGCAGTATATAGACAGGTTCAATCAAAAATAGATTATGATGATAATATAATGGAAGAATTTGAAACATTTGCCCACAAGAAGATTGACCAACTATTAGATTATGCTTTAACAGGCTTTAAAGATTTTGATTTGAACTCTTATTTTCAGAAATTAGGAATCAAGAGACATGAATTTGAGCAAGGTTATTTAGATTACCAGAACTATCGAAGAGTAATTTTGGCTTATAAAATGCACGTTAAAATCGATGAGAAAATTTATATTAATTATAATAAATACAAGATGAAAGCCAGGAATATATCAGCTCAAAATAAGAGAGTTAAATTATTAATGGGTATAATATGTGAAATTATAATGACGGTATTACATGACCAAGAGTGGTCAGGACCAGGATCAACAAATTATGAGAAGTGTAAGGTATTTGAGAAATGGATACAAGAGATTGGAGGTGACTGTGGAGTGTTATGTGCTGATGGAAGTGCTTTTGATTCAACACAACATTATAAAATTCAAGAGATAGTTGATAATTATGCCTTTATGAAAGTTATCAAGCGATTGAATTTCCTATATGAATATGCAGATAGAAAGGATTATGAAAAAATATGCATGCAACAAGATTTCGTAATATTCTCAAAATATTTCACTTATAAATGCAAAGGTACCCAAATGACTGGTCGTATGAACACTTGTTTAGGAAATACAATGAGATCATGGTTATATGTTGAGTTCATCAAATATAAAATGCACCAATTACATCCAAATATTAATATTAATGATATTAGAGAAATGGTTAATGGTGATGATCAGATTATATTTATGAGAAGGCATCTTTTTGACTTATATGAGAAAATTGCTTATCAATTTGTTTACAGTCTTGAAGATGTTTCAATTAAACATGGATTAGGACAAATTGCAAAAATATTTGATAGATATCCCAAAATTAATGGTGCTGAGTTTTTATCTTGTATATTATTGTATGATTCAATTTCAGGAAAATGTTTATTAGTGAGAAAAATGGAAAGATTCTTACAATTAACACCCTTCACATATAACAATAAATTTGTGAATATTAACAAATTTAGATTATTGAATGCTGAATTAATGATTGCTGATTCTCAAAATATATTAAGTGATGGAAATAATTTAACAATATATAAAGAATATGCTAAGAAAATGTTCAATATAGGGATGAATGAAAAGAACAGATTAATGAAAACTAGATTTTATTCGATTAAATGTAAGGAGAAGATGAAGAAAGTAATTAAAAATCCAGAAAATGAATACAAATCATATATACAAAAAGTTAAACAGGATAGGAATAATGAACAAGATAATTATATATTTGATCAGCTTTATTATAAATATCTTGAAGAAGCTTATAATATTAAGGCAGAAGATATTCAAGAATATTTTGATACAATCAAAAGAATTAACTTTAATAATTATTTAGACAGATACCAATGTACAATAGTTGATAAATTAATGAAAGTTAAAAATATCAAACAATATCAAGCTGTTAGAAACAAAATTGATGAAACAGCCGTGCATGTCGAGATAAAATTACAGGGGCAAAAGATGCAGATAATGCAATATAAACGTGACTAATTTTTATTTTTAGGAGGGTTAGACCCGCTACTTGGCATAAGTCAATAATAAAAATGAAATCTAAAACTAAAAATAACAAAAATAAAAATAAACCAAGACGAGCCCCTAAGAAAATTATAAATATATA